ACTGTTGGAGTGTCATCACGTGGCCTTGGTTCATTGAAAGAAAAAGATGGCGTTAATGAAGTGCAAGACGATTTTCATTTAGCTACAATTGATATAGTTTCTGATCCTAGTGCCCCAAATGCGTTTGTACAAGGCATTATGGAAAATGCAGAGTGGGTTTTGGAAAATGGTGTTTGGAAAACTACGCAAATAGAAAAAGCGCAGGAATTTATAAAAAAAGCATCTAAAAACCAGTTAGAAGAAAGAATTCTTCACGTTTTCAAATCATACTTAACAACAATCAAGTAATTAATTTTTATAAATAACATAGTAAAACAAACTCTTAGGAGATAAGGATGTCAGTCGAATCTAAAGTTAAAGAGCTGCTTGAGAGCAGAAAAGCTCAAAAACAGTTATCTGAAGAAGGCACGCAGGATCTTTCTGCTGCTGGTATGGCTGACACCGGCGCAAAAGCTTCCATGAATGCTAAGAAGGATACTTCTAAGTCTGGACAAGCCGCTACCGCCGGTGACACAACCCAGCCGATGCAAGGTTCTTCCCAAAAAGCTACTTTCACAGACAAAGATGAAGATGATGTGAATCTAGGCGCAAAAGCAGCTGCTCCTATTTCCAAAGATTCCTCACTTCCCACCTCTAAAGGTGATGCTAAAACTGTTAAGACTGCAGCTATGGAAGAAGTAAAAACTGAAGAAGCAGAAACTATTGCTGAAGTAGATCTTAAGACTGAAATGGCTTCCATTTTTGGTGAAGACGTTTCGGAAGAATTTAAAACAAAAGCAACTTCTATTTTTGAAGCAGCAGTTATTGCTAGAGTCAATTCAGAAATGGAAAAAGTTGTTGAGAGATTAGAAGAGCAGACTGCAGAGCAACTTATTGAGTATAAGGATGATTTGGTTGAAAAGGTCGATTCTTATTTGAATTATGTAGTTAAGCAGTGGATGGAAGAGAACCAGCTTGCTATCGAAAGTGGTCTTAGAAATGAAATCACTGAAGAGTTTATGTCTGGCCTCCAAAAGCTCTTTAAAGAAAACTACATTGAAATTCCTGAAGAAAAATATGACGTCATTGAAGATATGGACTCCAGGATCACTACGCTTGAGTCTGAGCTTGACAAATCTATCAATGAAAATATTGCTATTGCAAAAGAATACACTGAGCTCAAAAAACAAATTATTTTTGAAGAGTCAACAAAAGATTTAGCATCTACTGAAGTTGAAAAACTTAAGAAACTTGTCGAGGGAGTCGATTATGAATCTGATGACCTTTACAAAGAGAAGTTGTCTGTAATTAAGGAAAATTATTTTCCCAAGGTTGCAAAGACATCTCCGGAAAAAACTCTAATCGAAGAGACAGGTACGGGGAAGCCTTTTGAAACCAACGACATTATGTCAAAATATGTCGAGGCAATTTCAAGAGCTAAAAAGAACCGTTAATAAGTATAACATCAACAAAAGGAGAAAGTAATGTTTCTTTCAGAACAAACTCAGGAGAAATGGTCGTCGGTACTGAACCACCCCGATCTTCCCGAGATTAAAGATACCTACAGAAAAACAGTTACGGCTGTTTTGCTGGAGAACCAAGAGAAGGCGCTTCGCGAAGAGCGTCAAATGCTGTCCGAGTTGGCTCCTGCCAACAGCATCGGCGATGGCAGCACTGGTATTGACAAATATGATCCGATTCTTATTGGTCTAGTTCGTCGTGCAATGCCAAACCTAATGGCTTATGACATTTGCGGTGTTCAGCCTATGTCTGGTCCTACTGGCCTGATTTTCGCAATGCGTTCGCTCTATGGCAACGTTCGTACGCCTGAAACCGCAATTACGGAAGCCCTCTATAACGAAGCAAATACTAACTTCTCGGCTGCTTCTTACTTTGGCGCTGGAGTTGGCCAGCAAAATGCTGTTAGTCCTGCACACGCTGGTTCTAACCCTGTTTCTGGCACATACACCACAGCTACTGGAATGACTACAGCTGCTGCTGAAGCTCTTGGTGATGCTACTAACAATGAATTTGGTCAGATGTCTTTCTCGATTGACAAGACAACTGTTACTGCTAAGTCCCGTGCTCTGAAAGCTGAGTACACTCTTGAGCTTGCTCAAGACCTTAAGGCAGTTCACGGTCTGGATGCTGAGTCCGAGCTCTCCAACATCCTCTCTCAAGAGATCATGTTTGAGATTAACCGCGAAGTTGTTCGTACGATTTACAGAGTTGCTAAGGCTGGTTCCCCTGCTACTGCAACAGCAGGTACATTTAACCTTGACGTTGATTCCAACGGCCGTTGGTCGGTTGAGCGCTTCAAGGGTCTCTTGTTTAACATCGAGCGTGATGCTAACCATATTGGTCAAGATACACGGCGTGGTAAGGGTAACTTTATCGTTTGTTCTGCAGACGTTGCTTCTGCTCTGGCAATGGCTGGTGTTCTGGATTACTCCCCAGCACTCTCCACAAACCTAAACGTTGATGACACTGGCAATACTTTTGCTGGCGTTCTAAATGGCCGCTTCCGCGTTTATGTTGATCCGTATTCGGCAAACCTCGGTGCAGCTAGCCAGTTCTACATGGTTGGTTACAAGGGTACGAGCCCGTATGACGCAGGTATTTTCTACTGCCCATACATTCCTCTCCAGATGGTTCGTGCAGTTGATCCTAACAGCTTCCAGCCAAAGATTGGCTTCAAGACTCGTTACGGCATGATTGCTAACCCATATGTCACCCAGTCTAACGGTACGGTTGACGCAGATACTTTTACTGCTAACCGCAACCAGTACTATCGTAGAACTGCAGTTACAAACCTGATGTAATCAAACCGACGTAGATCGGTACTTAAGAGGGAGCATTTAGCTCCCTCTTTTTTTGTCATAAATATGTGAAAGGAGTTGACTTTCATGGCATTTACACCTAATGTATCAAGTATTCTAAGTTCAGTTAATACGCCTGTAACGGTATATAACTACTTAAGACCTAATGCTTTTAAGTTTACTATTAGCGATCTACCAAACGTTGCTTATACTTGTCAATCTGCAAACATTCCAGCTGTACAGCTTGGTTTTGCCACTCAACCTACACCCTTTATTGACATCCCCACTATTGGAGATAAATTAACCTATTCTGAATTTAGTATCCGTTTTCTTATTGCAGAGGATATGGTAAACTATAGAGAATTGTTGGAGTGGATTGTGGCTCTAGGATTTCCTGAAAATTATGAAGAGTATCCAGCGTTTGTAGGTGATAGGTTAGGTAGATTTCCGTTTTATAAAAATTCTCAAGGCAACACAGATGCGTTGGCTTATTCCGACGGAACTCTTACAATATTAGATTCTGTAAACAATCCTAAGATAAACATTTTCTTTAAAGGTTTATTTCCAACAAGCGTAGAAGCATTAGATTATGATATCACAAGTTCGTCGGTTGATTACTTAGTAGGAGTGGCTTCATTCAAGTATAAGATGTTTGAAATTGAGGCTTTATGATTAATTTTATGGAGTTATTATGGCAAAAACAACAACAAGGCAAATTACACTTAATATAGATGAAGTTCGTAAATCAAGATTCTTTGTAGCAACTCCGTGTTATGGTGGTCAACTAACAGAACCTTATTTTAGATCAGCTGTTAAACTAATGACTTTTTTTAATGGTCATAAAATTCCTCTCGCTTTTGGTACAATTGCAAACGAGTCTCTCGTTACTAGAGCTAGAAACGTTTTGCTTGCATATTTTTTAAACTCAGATTTTACACACTTACTTTTTATCGACGCAGATATTGAATTTCAGGTAGATGATATTCTAAAGCTTTGGCATCATAATAAGGAGGTAGCAGTTGGTGCTTATCCTAAAAAAGGGATCAATTGGTCTACAATTAGACAAATAGTTGAAGATGATACTAAAAGTAAAAAAGTTGATACAAGTAAGTTAGCTGCATATGGAGCTGATTATGCTATTAACTTTAAATTTATTAATCGGGAAGAAAAAACTATTGGTGTAGAAAATGGTTTAATTAGACTACACGATGCTGGTACTGGTTTTATGATGATACAGAGAGAAGCAATTCTAAAATTAATCAAAGCTTATCCTGAAATTAAATATAATAATGATGTACAAATGGCTAATGACAATCTAAAAGATCATTTCTACGCTTTATTTGATACAATGATTGATCCTAACGACAGACGTTATTTGTCGGAAGACTATACTTTTTGTAGAAGATGGCAAGGAATTGGAGGAGACATTTGGCTTGATCCCTCCATTTCTCTAAATCATTATGGCTCTTATTGCTTTCAAGGTAATCCAGAAAATATTATACAGCTTGACGCACCGGTAGAGGTTAATCAATCAGAAGAAATTCTCACCGACATTGAACTAGAAAAACTTTAAAATGAAGCTCAGTGAACTTCAAGAAGCTTGGAGTGAAGACTGTAAGATAAATGAAACAGAACTTGGACGCGAGGCAACTCGCGTTCCTACCCTTCACGCTAAGTATCTAACCTATCTCTCTAACGCAAAGCTGAAGCTTCGTAAAGCAGAAGCAGAATACTACACTACTCGTAGGATTAAGTATCGCTATTATAGAGGTGAGATGACAAGAGAAGAGCTTGAAGAGCTTGGTTGGATGCAATTCCAAGGTAATAAACCACTTAAAAATGAAATGGATGAATTTTTACTTTGCGATAAAGAATTAAATGAAGCAATGGATAAAGTAGAATACCTAAAGACAGTTACTTTCACCTTAGAACAAATTTTACGTTCAATAAATTCAAGAACATGGGATGTTAAGTCAGCAATAGAATGGAGTAAATTCACTAATGGTATGGTGTAATGGCTGACATAACAATAATTAAAAAAGATGAGGTTTATTTAAGAGTTCAATGTGAGCCCTCTATAGCTCAGGAATTACACAATCATTTTTCTTTCGATGTTCCTGGCGCCAAGTTTCATCCGTTATATAGAAATAAGGTATGGGATGGAAAAATGCGTTTATTTTCTATCTTTACAAAAGAACTTTATGTAGGTTTAAAACCTTATCTTGAACATTTTGCTGAGGTAAATCATTATACATTAGATACTGAAAAATATATTCGGACTTGCGATATTGTATCTTTTGAAAAAGTAAAAGAGTTTGTTAATCAACTACAACTTACTTCAAAGGGAAAGCTCTTGGAGATAAGAGATTACCAGCTTAATGCAATTAATGAATCAATTAATGACGGAAGAAGGCTTTTACTATCTCCGACAGGTTCAGGTAAATCTCTGGTCATATATTGTTTACTAAGATGGAATGAACAGTTTGGAAGAAAGCAATTAATTGTTGTACCTACAACCTCATTGGTAGAGCAACTTTATTCAGATTTTCAAGATTATTCAAATATAAACGGTTGGAAAGCATCATACAATATTCATAGAATTTATAGTGGCTACGAAAAGGCTACCGAAATGCCAGTAGTAATATCCACGTGGCAATCTCTTTATAAACTTCCTAAAGCCTTTTTTAAGGATTTTAAAGTAGTATATGGAGATGAGTGTCATCTCTTTAAAGCAAAATCATTGACAAGCATAATGAACAAATGTATTAACAGTCCTTATAGGATTGGCACTACAGGTACATTAGATGGTACAAAAATACACAAGTTGGTATTAGAAGGAATGTTTGGACCTGTATATAGAACCACCACAACTAAAAGCTTAATTGAAACAAATCAGTTAGCCAATTTAAAAATATTTGCTGTTGTTTTGGATTACCCAGATGAAGTAAAAAAAGCTAATAAGAGTCTTACATATCAAGAAGAGATGGATTTTTTAGTTCAATATGAACCAAGAAACAAATTTATAAGAAATTTAGCTATTGATCAAAAAGGCAATACTCTAGTACTATTTCAATATGTTGAGAAGCATGGTTCTGTCCTTTGGAAAATGATTAACGATAAAGACAGTAGTCGTAAAGTATGGTTTGTATATGGTGGTACTGATACAGAGCAAAGAGAAAGTATAAGAAAGATAACAGAGGACGAAAACAACGCTATTATAGTTGCATCTTACGGTACGTTTTCGACTGGAATAAATATAAGAAACTTACACAATATTATTTTTGCATCTCCAACCAAGTCTCGTATAAGAAATTTGCAATCTATTGGACGTGGCTTGAGAATAGGAGATAAAAAAACGGAATGTAAGCTTTATGATGTTGGTGATGATGTGAGTTGGAAATCAAGAAAAAATTTTACTCTCTTACATATGGCTGAAAGAATTAAAATTTATGCGGATGAACAATTCGACTACTTACTAACTCGAGTAAAAATCTAATGGAACACGTAAAGTATATTAAATTGATTAATGGCGAAAACTTAATTGTAACAACCGATAGTGATTGTAAAAATTTTAAGAAAAATAAATCATTAAATGTCATTAATCCTGTTCAAATAGTTGGTTTTAAATTAAATCGAGGTCCTATGGTTATGGAATCTTTTGCAATGTCTACCTGGATACGAATGGCTGTAGAAGATGTGATGGAAATTCCCACAGAGAGTATAGTAATAGCTGTTGACATTATACCACAAGCTGTAGAACAATATAAGAAGTTTTTAGAAGAAATAAAAGATACTAGTACTACAGTTAGTGAAGATGAGTCTAGTAGAGAGGAAGATTTTTACGATAATCAATTTGAAGAAGAGGATGATAGAGAGTTTGAACAATTTACAACAAGAAGAAAAACCAGCTCCACTGTCCATTAGTAATCCTAAAAGTAGTCACTACGTAGACAATAAAAAGTTTTTAGAAGAGTTGGTGAAGTATAAACATGAAATTGATTATGCTAAAACGAATGGTTTAGAAAAGCCTTTAGTGTCTAATTATATTGGGGAATGCTTTCTCAAAATAGCAACCCACTTATCATACAAAGCTAACTTTATAAATTATACTTACAGAGATGATATGATCTCTGATGGTATTGAGAATTGTTTGGTAGCTGTAGATAAATTTGATCCATTAAAATCTTCCAATCCCTTTGCCTACTATACTCAAATTATCTACTTTGCTTTTGTTAGAAGAATTCAAAAAGAAAAAAAACAACAAGCTACAAAGTATA